TAATAAGTGCTATTTGTTTGATTATCGTATAAAGCTTCGCTCCAACCTTCAAACATTTTTCTTATTAGTAGTTTATCATCAGAAAAGAAGTTTATCTTCCAGTTCTGTTTATCAGGAAACGTTGCTACTGTTGGTGCTACAAAGTCAAATGATTTGTACGGAACTGTGGTTGTAGCTATATTACGTGATGGTATATTAAGCGATTCAACATATAATAGGTAATTTTTATCGTAACCTACACCTGGATCGTTTGGTATATAATCTATGCTAGTTACCTTAAAATTGTACTTTTTACCGAAGCCAATCTTTTGTGCTTGGGAGTAAAAATCCGTTATACTAGGTAAATCAGCCATACTAATACTTAAGCTTTAAACAATAAAAAACCCGACTTTTCAGCCGGGTCATTTATAATAACTTTAAACTATTAAGTACCTACTACTGAATCTGTCCAGAAATGGTAAGCTAAGCTTGCAGTAAACTCTTGTACTTTACCAGTACCTGTAATGTCATACTTGATAGCACCTAAAGATTGTAGGTAAGCTCCGTAAAGGGTGTATGTATTAAGCACATTTAGCTTATCATCAATCTGATTAAGTTGAATAACGCTATTTGTACCTCTTACAGACAAGTCACCTGTACTTGTTTGATCATCGAATATTAAGCTTCTTTGCCATGTTTCGAGTTTATTACGAATCAAACCAGCTTTATCAGCACGGAAAGTAATATCCCACTTTTCACTGCCAGGATATGTTACTGTGCCAGGGAAGTTAAACTTTAACCCCATATATGTAGCGTTCTGATTTGTAATAGCTCTGTCAGGTAAGGTAGCAGTAGTAATATACACGAAGTCATCTTCATTAAATGTATTATTACCGATAGAGACAACACGAAGCATGTAATCCCTTGCGAAATCTCTTTGCTGTGCTACTCTGTAGAAGTCTTGTATTGTTTGTGACATATTAAATACTTATGTTAAGGTTATTGTAGTAACTCGTTGAAGTCTTGTGATGTCTTAGTGCAATAGAAGTTTATTAAGATAAACTCTGCTGTACGTACTGGCTTAATGTAGATATCTACAACAAGCGAGTTATCATCAACAACACTTGGTGTATTGTTAGTTGAGTTACATACGATTAAGTAGTCGTAAATGCCTTGAGTATTCTTAGCTAGTTCAAACACTGGCTTAATAGTGCTTACTAAACGGTTTTGTGTAAACGTTGTGTTTGGTTCAAATACGAAATACTTTGAAGTATTTAATACTGATTTTTCTAAGAATAAGAATAAACGACGTACGTTAATACGATCAAATGCACTTGGTACTGCTAATAACGTCTTTTGACCGTATATAGAAACACCTTCATTTGGGAAGTTTACTACAGGGTTAATAGATGCTTTATAAAGCAGATCGCGTTGGCTTTGTTGTGGGTTAATCGCAATGTCTGTTACACCTGTAATAGCACCACGTGTTAAACCAGCAGGTGCACCCCAAGGATAAGCTACTGCATCGTTATTTGTATAAGCTGCTGCAGCGTATGCTGAGAATGGCATCCAGACTGGGTTATTTGTAAACTGATCGATTATTGATACCCAGTTTGCATAAGCAGCTGCATAACTTGTATTAATTGGCGTATAAAGGTTATTTAATGGCCAGTAAATGTTAGACGAGAAGTTAAGACTCTTATTGTTTAGAGTCTTAAAGTTTGTACCTTGTACAAATATACCACGTAGTGGGTCAGATATAAAGATACAATCCTTACGAATACTACCAGCAAGTTGAATAAACTGATTTGTTATTCCAGACCAATACTGTACAACCGGGTCTGGTTGATAAGTACCATTTGATACTGTTAAACCGCTTATTGAGTTGCTTATTGCAGTGTTAAATAGTGTATCGTCGTATGTACCGGTATTGCTTATTGCACTTGGAGAATAAGCAGCAATCGTTGAAAGACCAGCATCACAGATAACATCAATATTATATAAATCTTTATTTGATATAATATTTATTGCTGTCTGTAATTTACCTGCAACATCTCCGATTTGTTTATTAGTCGTTACATTTAATGAAGGAGCATATACACCTAATGGGAATAATGCATCTGCAGGAGCGTAACCTTCTAAATTTCCGAAGTTAGTAGTAATGTAGTTACCTAAAGTTGTTGTTAAAACTCTAGCGCACTTAGTAGCGTTACCATTTACATCTAACCAATACGTGTTGTTTGAAATATAAGGATTAACTAATACTGAAATTTGAGTTGATGCATCGTTTACAACGTTTTGCATGAAATCGTTTACAGGAGCTCCGCCATTTACATCCTGAATCGTACGGTTTGAGTAGAACGAAGCTGCGTAACCTTCTTGAAGCGTGTAGTTAAGCGCTAAAGCATTTGTTCCGAAAGGAGATGTTTTAATTTTAAACAACGATAAAATACCTAGATCGCTAAAACCACCTAAACCGAACGTTGAGATATCATATGATGGAATGTTTTCAATAGTTTGAGAAACGCTACCGGTTTGGTCAGTGTAAGCTGCGCTCAGTTCAAATGATAAACGAGTAGTTGGTACTGTTACATATGAAGCTGCAACACCCAAGCCTTTATCTAACGAAACACTGTACAAGTTTTGTACGCTTGTAAAATTCGTATTAGGGTTAATATTTGTGTTGTCTGCTAAGTTGAGGTAATAACCTTCGAACTTTTCATTGATTGTTGTTTGAGCTTCATTAATAACAATCATACCAATACCGGTACTAGATAAGCTAGTTAAACCTGTAATAGTAGGGGCGGTACCACCACCCTGAGGGTTCCAGTTAACACCGTTTTGTTTTAAAGAGATATAATCTTGTTGTGAAAGTTCAATAAGCGTTGGCGCGCCAAAGAAATAAGATACAGCTGACGCTAAATAAGTCGTAGAACCTACTATAGCAGCATTAATAGCACCAGCTGCTGAAGCAAGCGCTACAGCTGGAGAAGAACTTAATGGGATTGGAGCGTAATTTGTTGGAATTACTGGGTATACTAAAGCGCTATATACATTTGAGTTATAACCATTACCTAAACCTGAACCGTAAGGTAAACGAACAACGCTTACTTGAGCGTTTGTACCTGCATTAAAAATTTGTTGTACGGAATAATAAAGATAACGTTCTGCTGGAGTTACAGGGGAACCGAAAATATTTTGAAAGTCTTGATTAGTTGTAAGGCTTACGACTTCCGACGCTGGACCTTGCGCTGCATACCCTACCATAAACACGCTCGTTCCGTTTGGTGCAGTAGATGTTTGCGAAAGATCGACTTCGTTAATTTGTACTCCAGGGGATTGTATTTGACGTAAAGTAGCCATAATAGTATTTACTATTATTTAGGCTTTCTTTGAAAGGAAACCCTATGAAATTAAAGTAATTCTGAGGTAAACTGGCTGAACGAGAACGTGAAAGAAGCTTCCATTTGGTCCGCGTCTCTGTAGTTATAAGTTATTCCCGTCAGATTAGTAATAAACGCTTTACTATAACTAAAACGGATTTTGTTATTATTGTATTCATCTAAACCGTAAACAGTAATGTTAGTTTGATAAGGCTGTAGGTTTGCAGTACCTGAGTATAGTTCTGGTTTTGAAGGTAAAGCTGTTAAGTTATCTGGATCTAATAAGCTAGTTGTCGCGCTGTTTATATAATCCAACCATTTCCATAATACCCACCAGTTGTTAAAACCATTATCAACTGTAAAACTTACTGTTATATTTTCATATTTATCTCTTGCCCCTGTAGTTAAGCTTAAATTCTGACCAGCAAATGGTAAAACCGTTGGGTTTATAGTAGTGACCGGTACAATAGTACCATAAACTGAGTATTGTAATGAGCTAAGAATAACGTTTTCGTTATCTCGAGCGCTTTGATCAGTAACGTTAATACCTTTAAGAGCATCAGGTAAATCTAATATTAACCTAAATTTATCTTTTCTACTTTTATTAAGAACTGCCTGTTGTGTAATTTGATCACTCATTATTTTTTACCTTTATGTAGATAGTATTTTTTTATCGAAGGATCATAACCAAGTACAATACCTGAAGTACTTAAACCGCGTGGTTCAGTTAATACCTTTTCAAAGTTCATATTATACCAACGTGCAATACTGCTAGCTATTTGAGGCGTGAGATATGTTTTACCTCTTTCTTTTTTCTTTAAGTTTTCAATCTCGTGAAAAGGAGTTTCCATCTCTCTATGTACAGCTGCTACGATGTTAACGTTTTTAGTGTCGGTTTTAGTTAACTTTGAAGCACCGGCTGTCATACCTTGATCTCTACGACCTCTACTACCTTTTCCACCCTTTTCTATACCGAACATATTGGTAAACATCTTAAACGTTTCATGTTTTAAGGATAGCTCGCTATCTTTTTTAGCTAACACTCCCTTTATAAGTCTGTCTATATCCCCGGCGCGTCTTAACTCTTTAAATGCTAGGTTTTCCACTGAGAACTCACCAGCTCTCTCTAAACCAGCTGCCCGAGTCTTTAGTATCTTTTCTTTAGCTGTTTCTGCACACTCTAAATCACAATCATTACTTAAAGCATGTTCAATAGTAGCACGCATTGCAGCTACTTTAGCAGCTACCTCTTCTTTATTGATAGGTTTAACTTTACTTGGTGCTACCAACCAGCTATCATTCTTTATAGAGTATATACCAGTAGCATAATGTTTTTCATTTTTATCTTGTACATATGCTTCAACGTCGTAGCCCTTAATCTTTATAGTATGTGAGCTATTCCAAACCGTTTTTTTAGCTTTAAAATAGTCTTTAAGTAGATTCGTGTCTACATCATAATCATTATAATCTGTTAATATGTGTAGATCAATATCACTATAAGGTGTGTAGTTGTAGTTAGCTAAAGAACCTGTAAACAGTATATCTTCAACATCTACATCTATTTCAATAAACTCTAAAAACGCTTCTGCAACTTCTAATAGCTTTTCCTTTACTTCAGGTCTAAGCTTACCATGCTCCCATATTTTTGGGTTAAGCTTATCATGGTATTCAAAAGTTAGTTTATTAGCAGCCGGTAACATGTATGCAAATATTTACATAATACCAGTCTATTTGAAACTTTAATCCACCCAGGATATCATTTTCTGGCTATCTGTCGGAATACCTATATATGCACATTTCCAATCGCCCTGTGCAAATAAATCTAAGTTGATCCATTCATCTTTTCGTTTCAGTATTTGCTTAGCAAAGTCATTCCAATCTGTATTTAAAAACAAAGGTTCTAATAATGCTTTTCTTTCATTAATTTTATCAAAATTAAACTCATCATGCTCATAATGCATAACTTCTATACAGTTACCTTCTTTATCTGTATAATCTATAGAAAAATCGATACCCCATTTTGGTTTTAACTTAATAAGTTTATATATTTGAGTATTCCATTGAGCCCAAGGTAGTAACTGTTCTAAAGCTGCACCCGAAAAACCTTTTCTTTCAAATAACAAACTATGATTAAGGTTAGCACCTTCATACACTAGCTCTTTTTGTTTAAACCAAGGCTTTCTAATGCATTTTTGTGTCTTATAGTGTTCATCTAATACCACTTTAGACTCTTCTGCAAAAGAAACTTCTAAATCAGTCATAACATATCCTTCTTGATCAAATAACTCTAAAAGTTCAGGCCCAGGGTAAATCAACTGCCCACCCGCTGTAGGAAAATCTACAAACGCTTTTAACGGTTTTGACCAGTAGTTATCTACGTTAAACTTGTTGTCAGTAAGAGTTAGATTATTCATCATAGAGACTTATACGTATATTTTGAAATATCCATAGTAAGTATAAGCAATGGCAAAAGCTAAAAAAGATCAGGTATCATTTTACTTAGGTAATAAGAACTTACCTGTTCCGGAAACCAACTTTGAATGGACACCAGAAATGGTGGAAGACTTGGAACGTGCACGCAAGTCTATATTACATTTTGCTCGTTTCTTTTACATTGTTAATCTAGATGAAGGTAAACAACCGATTAAGCTTTATCCGTATCAAAAGCGTATATTAAAAGCACTGGTAGAGAACAGATTTAATGTAGTTTTAGCTTCTAGACAGATTGGTAAAACAACTATCTTAACCATATTTGCATTATGGATGGTTTGTTTTCATGATGACTTTCGTGTGCTGTTAATTGCAAATAAAGAAACAACAGCCATTAACATTTTTAAACGTATTAGGTTAGCATATGAAATGTTACCAAACTATATGAAGCCTGGCGTAATAGAGTACGCTAAAACAGGTTTAGTACTAGCTAATGGTAGCTCTATTGGTATTAGCACTACAACGTCTGATGCTGCCAGAGGTGAGTCCATTAACTGTCTACTCATTGACGAAGCTGCATTTATTCCGCCTGAGTTTATGGACGATTTCTGGGAATCAGTATTTCCTGTTATTTCGTCTTCTAAAAAGTCAAAAATCTTTATGCTATCAACACCTAATGGTGTGGGCAACTTATTTTTTAATACATATACAGATGCTGTAGCCGGAAAAAACGGTTGGCACAGCGAGAGAGTAGACTGGTGGGAGGTGCCTGGTAGAGATGAAGCATGGAAAGAAATGACTGCTAGAGCATTAGGTTCAGTGGAGGCTTTTAACCAAGAGTATGGTAATGAGTTTAGAGCGGCTGGTGAAAACTTATTTGATAAGGATCAGCTAGATGAGCTAATAACCAATGCACCCGAACCTATTCTTGTAGATGATGACGGTACATTTAAAATATACAAGGATCATATTGATGGACATTTCTATAGTATAGGGGTTGACGTCGGAGAGGGTATTGGTAGAGCTAACTCAGTTATACAAATAGTGGATGTAACAGATTTAACTAACATAGAACAAGTCGCTACATATGCTAACAATAAACTAGACCCATTTAACTTTGCTGGGAAGTTATTTGAAATAGCCGGTCAATGGGGTAATCCTCCATTACTAATAGAACGTAATAACTGCGGTGCATCAGTTATAGATGCTTTAGTTAATACCCATCAGTATCCTAATATAGTAAAGTACACTCCAAGTATGGGTACATTCACTGAAAAAATAGAGAAGGATAACCGTTTAGGTGTGTATGCTCATACTAATAGTAAGTTTAACTCCATGTCTAACTTTAGATACTGGATGAACGTGTTAAGATGCCTTAAAATATATGACAAACCAACTATAGAGGAGTTTAAAACATATATACGTCAAGATAACGGCGTATGGAAGAAACAATCAGACAAGTACCTAGATGATAGGGTAGAAGCTCTTATATGGGCAATGTTTATATTAGAGCCTAAAGTAGTAGAACAGTTTTATGAAGTAACCCAGCAAGATGCTAATGGTAAACCGTTAAAGATGTTACCTAATAACTGGGACCCATTTGTAGTAAGCTTCCCAAAACCATCTGAAATGTATAGACGTCCGGGCAGTAAGGATGATAATAACAATATTACACCACATACCCCTGTTATATTTTCTAATCCAAAGAGCACTGGTAATAGTGATTTAGATGATTTGTTTGCTCAGGGCTGGAGATTGCCTCATGGTAGTCCAGCTGCTGGTATGATAGGCACTCGTTTCTACAGCCCATAAAAAAAGCCCTTATTGCTAAGGGCTTTGAAGTGTCTATGCCAGAAATATTATTGCTCGAAAGCGTTGCT